GTCGGCCTCCGACGCCGCCAAGAAGAAAGCCGCCGACCAGGCCCAGGTCGCCGAGGACAGGATCGATGAGATCTTGAGGGAAGGCCATTTTTATACGGCCCTGGCGGAATTCCTGGTCGATCTCCCCATCTTCCCGTTCGCCTGCATCAAGGGCCCCACCGTCAAGATCATGCCCGAGGTCAAGTGGAACAACGGCCAGCCGCTGGTGCGCCAGATCCCGAAAATGGTCTGGAGCCGGATATCCCCCTTCGATATCTGGTTTACGCCGGGCGTGGCGGACATCGCCAACGCCAACGTCATCGAGAAATCACGCCTGACACGCGCCGAGCTCAACGACCTCCTCGACCTGCCCGGCTTCGACCAGGCCGAGGTCCGCGCCGTCCTCGACGAATACGGCCGCGGCGGCCTCTACGACAACTGGGATACCACCGACGCCGAACGCTCCGTCTTGGAAAGCCGCGAGAACCCCGCCTGGAACCGCTCTGGCCTCATCAACCAAATGGAATTCCACGGCAACGTCCAGGGCCGCCTCCTGCAGGACTACGGCATGCCCGGTATCGCCGACGAACTGCGCGACTACCACATCGACGCCTACGTCATCGGCAGCCACATCATCAAGGCCAACCTCTCCCCCTCGCCGCGAGCAAGACATTCCTATTACATGACCAGCTTCGAGAAAGTCCCCGGCACCCCCGTCGGCAACGGCCTCGTCGACATGATCGCCGATCTACAAGACGTTGCTAACGCAACGCTCCGCAGCTTGGTCAACAATCTCTCGATCAGCTCAGGCCCCCAGGTCGTCATCAACGACGATCGCGTGCGCCCCGAGGAAAACACCGACGACCTCTACCCCTGGAAACGCTGGCACGCCTCCTCCGACCCGGTCGGAAATAATAGTAAACCTCCGGTTGAATTCTTCCAGCCGCAGTCGAACGCGCAGGACCTGCTGACTGTGTTCAAGGCCTTCCTCGATCTGTCCGACGACGTCTCCGCCATCCCGAAATACATCGGCGGCCAGGCATCTGGCGGCGCCGGCCGCACCGCATCCGGATTGAGTCTTCTCATGAACAATGCGGCAAAGATTCTCCAGACCGTCGCTTCTAACGTAGACCGCGAGATATTCGAAGGAGCATTGCAGCAACTATTTGATCTGGTGTTGTTGTCGGATACAACCGGGCTTTTGAGCGGTGAAGAAAATATTTTTGTCCAAGGAGTGGGTGTAGCAATTCAGCGAGAAACGCAACGGCAACGACAGTTGGAGTTCCTCCAGAGCACGGCGAATCCGATAGATCAAAATATCATCGGAATTAAAGGCCGCGGCGCGGTTCTTAGAAGCGTGTCAAAGACGATCGGATTGGATGGTGATGAAATCGTACCGTCCGACGACGACCTTGAGAAACAGCAGCAGGCCCAGCAAGGCGGCGGCGAGCAGCAGGCCCTCGCCCAGAAGGTCGAGGCCGGCGTGCAGCAAGGCGTGCAAATGGGCGTCCAGAAGATCGCCTCCGACCTGACCGCCGGACTGCTGGCGAGCCAGGCCGGCGTCCCGGCCGGCCAGCGCGGCATCCTTCCAGCCCTGACCGGTGGGGCGCCGTTGGGCCCTCTCGGCGCTCCCGGGTCTGGCGCTCCGGGCGGCGGCATGGACGATGCCGCAAGGCAGACGCAAGGAGCGCAGCCTACACCGCTATCAAATGCAAAAGTTCAGGCGGTAAATTTACTGGGGAATCAGAGGGCGCCGGTAAATCCAGCCGCGCCGCCTCCCGTAATCGGCGGCGGTCCGGGGTAGCGAACTCGTAAGCAACCGTTCGATCTTAACCAGAGAGGAGTACGTCCAATGCCGTCCTATGAAGTTAAATCCCGTGTTACCCACGCCGCCACCGTCGAGACCATCGAGGCGCTGCACCGCGAGGATGCGGTTCATCAGGTCGTGGCCAACGTCACCGCCACTCCCGGCGACGAGGTGGACGTTTTGACCGTCACCGAGCTGCCCGGCACCGCCGGCGGCGGCGAGGGCGTGACCGGCGCCACCGGCGGCATGTTCGGTGTGGGTGAAACCAGGTCGACCAAAGCGCAGCTCAACGACATGACCAAGGAGGAGCTGCTGAGCGTGGCTGCCAGCGAGGGTGCCGAGGTCAGCGAGCATTGGAACAAGGGCGACATCATCGACGCCATCGTCAAGCATCGCAAGCACGCGTGAAGCTGGGGTGGAACTGCATACTGCGCAACGAGGCGGCGGTCCTGCCGCGCTGCCTCGCTAGCATCATTCCGCATGTCGATTACGGCATCGTGATCGATACCGGCTCAACGGATGGAACGCCGGATATCGTCAAGAAAGCGTTCGCCGATGCCGGCAAGCCGCTGGAGCTCGGTGCGGCCGAATTTGTCAACTTCTCGGATGCCCGTAACCTTGCGCTGCTGGCTGCGCGTGCGAGTACGCTCCCGTGGGACTATCTGCTACTCTCGGACGCAGACATGGCCCTGGTCGTCGACGATCCCGACTGGAAGCAGCAGCTCAACGGTGGGCTCGCCTACGACGTGCGGCAGGTGGCCGGAACGCTGAACTACTGGAACCGGCGCATACTGAACCGCAATGCTACCGGTGATTATAAATGCCCGACCCACGAATTTTTAGACGTGCCCACGGCGGGCAACTTGGACGGCATCTGGTTCAAGGACCACGCCGACGGGCACAACAGACCCGGGAAATTCGAGCGGGACATCAAGCTGCTCGAAGATATGCTGAAGACCGAGACCAACGAAGGCTTGATCCAGCGGGCGCACTTCTATCTCGGGCAATCATACTTTGATAAGCGCGATTGGGCCAAGGCTGCTGAACACTACAAGATCCGCGCCTCGCTCGGCGGTTTTGCCGAGGAGCGTTGGAACGCGCAGCTTCATTATGCTCACGCGCTTGGCAATATGGGCCGACACGCGGAGTTTGTTTGGGAAATGCTTCAGGCCTATCGGATGCGTCCGTCGCGGGCCGAAGTGCTGTATGACGCAGCTAGGTTCTTCAGGGAGCGCGGCGAGAACCACTCGAGCCTGCTGTTCTCGGAAGCCGGCATGCAGATAAAGCGCCCGGACGACATGCTGTTCGTCAACGACTTTGTCTACAAATCTGGTCTGCGCGAGGAGTTCGCCATCTGCGCCTACTACGCGGGCGGTAAAATCCGCGACCGCGGCGCGCAGGTTTGCAACGAGCTGGCGCTCGAAGGCAGCGAGCAGGCCCGCGGCAATATGTTCTGGTATCTGCGCCCGCTGTCGGAGCACGTCCCTTCGTTCAAGCCTACATGGTTGAAATTTGATCTAGACGACGGCTGGGCCGCCACCAACCCGTCGGTCATCAACTATCAAGGCAACCCGCTCGTGCTCGTGCGGACCGTCAACTACACGATCACGCCGGAGGGGGTGTATGCGATCCGGGGTAAGGATGGCACCTGCAGTTCCGATTGGTTTGTCAATCCGATCAATACCCGCAATTATCTGGTGCATTTATCCGACGCTTTGGACATCATCGAGGTAGACGAACTGCCATTGCCGGAGAATTGGCCGGAACCGAAGTTTCATCCGGTACGCGGTCTGGAAGATAGCCGGTTGTTCGAGTGGCGGGGCGCCCTGTGGACGATCTCGAACGTGCGCGAGCTCAACGCGGAAGGCTGGTGCGAGCAAATCCTGGTCCCACTCAACGCGCGCGGCCAGCCTTGGACGCGGATTCTGCCCAAGGAACGCAAACACGAAAAGAATTGGATGCCGTTGGTCGACGGGGACAATTTGTATTTCATTTATCGGCTTGGGACGGCGCTCAAGGTCGATGGCAGCGTGTTCAACAGCTATGATCCTGGCTTCGATGCCAGCCACATAAGCGGGGGGTCGCAGGTCATCGAGGTCGACGGGGGACTCCTGTGCCTGGTGCATGAGGCGAGGACGATCCCCGGCCGGTCCAACCGCTATTACCAGCACCGCTTTGCCTACATGATATCGGGAGCCGGCATCCGGCTCTCGCCGCCGTTCGTGTTTCACGACAAGCAAATAGAATTCGCCGCCGGCTTGGCGTATTTTCCCGAGCGGCGGCAGCTGATGGCGAGCTTCGGCGTGCGGGATTGCGAGGCGTGGGTAGCAACGATGGATCTCGACGACGTGCTGGCGTTCATCGAGGAGCCGCGATGAGCGTGCTGGCCGTCACCGGCTTGATCCCAATCCCCGGCCATCCCCGCCCGGCGCAGGACTACGAAAGGCTCGGCGCCCAACTGGCCGCAGCCGACATCAAGTTGCTGCGCCTCGACACCGCGCTCGAGGCGTGCTGGCTCTACCGGCATCTGCAACGGCACGGGCCGGTGACCCACTCGACCGCCGACAACCCGGCCAAGAACTCGCTCGCCTACCACATCGCACAGGCGGAGAAGTCCGAGCTCATCGCGGACGCCGCCGAGCTGGTTCCCGGCGCCGACGTCATCGTCTGGATCGATCTCGGCATCTTCCACCTGCCGGGAATGACCGCCGGCGTGATCGAGAATTTCATGGCCCGCGCCGCGGCCGAAGAAGCCATCGCCATCCCGGGCTGCTGGGAGAGGAACTACCAATACGACGATCGCTACCCGTGCTGGCGGTTCTGCGGAGGCATCATGGTCGTGCCGCACGAGCACGCCGCCGCCCTCGCCGCTGTGCTGAGGGACGAATGCAAGCGCCATCTGCGGGAGACGCGCAACTTGAGTTGGGAGGTGAACACCCTGGCGCGGGTGGAGCAGCGGTATCCCGATTTGCCGATCCGGTGGTATAAAGCCGATCATAATTCCAGTATGTTTACTAATTATCAGGCAACGGAGCATGCCGATGGCAAAGCGCAAGTCGTATGAAGGTAGTAAGGCTGACCTGGCCGAGGACAAGCGCGGCGCCAAGCGTAAGGGCATGTCGCTCAAGGACTACGAGACTTCTACACAGGACAAGGCCGAGGACAAGCGCGGCCAGGCCAAGCTGGGTCGCAAGAAATGAAGCGTGGCGTAATTTTTTAAGTGGGCCGATAAAATCTGCCGTGTAATTTGCGGGCGGCGGATTCATAAGCCACTGATGCTTCTTCGCGAGTGTTAAAGGTGCGAACGATGCGAGACTTGTTGATTTGTAATTGCATCAACCATTTTCCGCGAAATCGGCAGACGCCTTTGTACCCGGAGGTATTATGGCTTGGGGTACGAGAGTTGTAGTTCTGTTCGCTTTGAGTTGCTGCACGTAGATTGCGCCAGCGATTGTTGCTTCGATCGCCGTCTTTGTGATCAATTGTTTTGGGTGGCTCGTCGCCGGTCATCCATTTCCAGATCAGGCGATGTGCGTACCACGGGCGATCATCGACGTAGATTTGGCAATAGCCGTTTGTCATGGCGGTGCCAGCGATCTTACCGGCGTTTTTGCTATTCCATTGGGCGAGCTGTGGTCGAGGTCTCCAGCGTAGCTCGCCGGTCTTTTGATTATAGTCAAGGCGGGCGCGCAGGTATTCGACAGACGGTAGGGATTTGGTAAGATGGTGGCTGGGCATCGACCCGCTCCTATCGGTTCGAGGGTCAAGTGGCGGGCGGTGTTAGAAGCACCGTCCCGCTGCGCATCCTAGTGGGGTGGATGGTGATCGACAAGGTAAGATCGTGGTTTCAGGACAATCAGGCGCTAGTCGTTTTCCTCATAGCGCAGGCGATTGCCATTGGCGCCGTGTCGATTTCCACGGTAGCGTACATGGTTCGACTGGAAACGCGGGTGAATACACTGGAGGTGCGTGGTTCACCGCACCTCCAGGAGATCAACAACCGGTTGACGGTGTTGGAGAGCACGACGCGGGATAA